AATTGATGACTTAGCAAAGTTAATAAATTATAAATATAAAACAGATGGTTCTGATGGTCCAATAAATGAATGGGAAAAAGAAAATGAGCCTGATTTTTGGTTCGCTAAAAGAATAGAGTCAGGAGAGTTGTATAGAAAAGAAGAGGTTGATAATGGAACAACTGTTTTTAATAGCACAATGCACTTAAACGATAGAACTTTCTCTCCTCAGTTTTATTCAGGTGGTAGTTCTTATTGGATGCCTGTTCTTTGGAGTGGAGAAGATTTACTTGGTATTATTGAAGAAGAGAATGATGAGTTTTCTACTTTTAGTGGTGTTTGGAGTGATATTATGACTGATACAGAAAGGCCTGATTCATCATATAGTTTTGGACCTAGGATTCTTAATTATTATGGAACTAAAAATGATAGTTTCCAAATAGTAATGGATGGTTTAAGTTTAACTTCAGACAGGTGGCCGTCTTGTGGGGCTTATGATTATGGCTCTTTTAATGCTGACCCTTATAGTTTACATTGGGATGATGTGACTCATTCAAATGGTGATGTTAGCCCTGGTTTATTTACAAAGTATTGGAAAAAACTACACGATAAAGTTAGTGGAGGAGCTGCTTTAAGGACTTGTAAAATGGCTTTAAGGGAAGCTGATGTTGAACAATTAGATTATAGAGATGTTATTAAATTAAAAATAGATGGTATTTGCACATATTGGACTATAAATAAAATAATTGATTATAAGCCAGGCAAAGATGAATTAACAAAAGTTGAGTTAGTTCAATTTGATTTACCACCTAGAGTTAAGGGACAAGATGAAAATTATACTAAACAACAAATTGGTCCTAGTAAAAACCCTCCTTATAATGATAAGATTGAGGGGAAGAGAAAAAGAGAAAGGGTTAGAATGAAGAAAGGTAGTGGTAGTGCAAGAAAAAATAATACTAAATATACTGTATCACAAAGTGGTGAAAGAGGTTTTGCTGTTGATAATAATACTAAAAATTCAGTTCGTGGAACAGGTATTGCTATAGGACATAATGTAAATGCAAAAGGAAAACAAACCGTTCTTGGTAAATATAACAAGAGAACAGCAAGTTCTTCTTTAGTTATTGGTAGTGGTTATGAACTTAAAAATAAAAGAAACCAAACTGTAGGGGTTGTAAGACAAAATGCACTAACAGTAACAAAAGGGGGTGAGATAAAGTATTATGGTGGTAAAATAGTAGCAGAAATAGGCTCAGGAGACGAAACAACAATAAGTGATATTTATTATAAAAACCAATATGGTGACATTAAAAAATTATATTTAAGAGATGGCTAAAACTTTATATACATTTCAGGCAGATTTAAAGCAACTTGAAAATCTACAAAGATTATTGAAAGATGCTAATAAAGAGTTGAACAATATGCAAAAGGGGGCTAAAAATTCCAAAAAAGGAATTGATCAGCAAACTCAAAGCACTAAAAAATTGAATACTGAACTTGAGGCCACAAAAACAAAAGCCCATCAAGTGGCCGCTGCCACAAAACAAGTTACAGGAGCAGGTAGGAGTATGGTTAATGTATTTCAATCAGCTGCTATTGCTATAGCCGCAGCTTTTACTGTTAGGGCTATTGCAGGTGGTGTTAGAGGTATGATTAGTGTTTTTAGAGAGTTTGAGTCTAGGATGGCTGCTGTAAAGGCAATATCAGGAGCGACTAATGAAGAGTTTGAGAAATTAGAAAAAACAGCACTAGAACTTGGTAGAACTACCGTTTATAGTGCAGCTCAAATAGCAAAACTACAAGAAGAGTACGCAAGACTTGGTTTTACTACTGAAGAAATTTTACAAGCACAATCTGCTACTGTTGATTTAGCCGCTGCTACAGGTGAGGATTTAGCAAATGCTGCTGCTACTGCAGGTTCTGTTTTAAGGGCTTTTGGTTATGAAGCTACTCAAACAGCAAGGGTTGTTGATGTTATGGCAAATTCTTTTACAGGATCAGCCTTGAATCTTGAAAGGTTTACAGAATCAATGAAATTTGTTGCTCCTATTGCTAGGAATGTTGGTTTTACAGTAGAAGAAACAACTGCTATGTTAATGAAACTTGCTGACTCAGGTTTACACGGTTCTATTGCAGGTAATGCCTTAAAAAATATATTCTTAAAACTTGGTGATGCTAATTCTGATTTAGCAAAACATTTAGGTGGACCTGTTAATAGTTTGGATGATTTAGTTAAGCACTTACAAAGATTAAAAGAAGATGCTTTTGGGGCTACACAAGCAGCTGAATTATTAGAAAAAAGAGCAACACCTGCTTTTCTTACATTAATAGAGACTGCTGATGGTTTAGCGGATTTAAGAAATGAACTTGTACTTGCAGATGGGGCTGCAAGAGAAATGGCTGCAATAAGATTAAACACCTTAGAGGGTGATATTGTTTTAATGCAATCTGCTTTAGAGGGTTTAGGTATTGCTATGGGTGACACTTTTGATGTTACATTAAGACAGGCTGTGGAAAGTTTTACGAGACTTTTACAAGCATTTGCAGGTAGTGAAAAAGCACTTTCTATATTTAGGAGTACAGTAATCTTTTTGGTAGGGGCTATTGGTGGTTTGTTAATTAAAATGGCTTTATGGAAAACTGCTACTATAGGCCTTACGGCAGGTACTTGGCTTCTTAATACAGCAAAAGCCGCTTTAAGAATAACAACCGCATTGTATCACGGTGGGCTTAAAGGGGCTACTGTGGCTCTAGGAAGAATGACTGTTACAGCAAAAGGTTCAACTATTGCTATGAGGACTTTTAATACTGTTTTAGCTGCAACACCTTGGGGTTTATTATTTACATTGATTGGTGGGGCTATAGCATTATTTAGTAGTTGGGGTGAAGAAATGGATGAAGAAACATTAAAACTTGAAAGACTTAAAACTGCTTTTGAAGAACAACAAACTGCTGTAATGAACACAACATTTGGTTCTAAAGAATATAGAGAAGAGTTGAAAAAACTAAATGATATGTTTCCTGATGTTTTTAAGAACTATGATATATTAATTGCAAACCAAAAAGAGGTTATTCAATTAACTGCTGATGTTGCTTTTGCTAGAAGTGCAAATGGTAAATTAATAGCAGAAGAAATAGAGGATTTAGAAGCATCAACAAAACAATACGAATTACAAAACGCTGTTCAAAGACAGTATTTTGAGAATGTATTTAAGTTTATGAAAAATATGGATAATTTTCCTTGGGGTGAATTTAATATGAATGTTAGAAAATTATTTCCTGACGGAAAAACACTAACTCAAGATATGGATGTTCTGATTACTGAATTTGAGAAGTTTTCAAACACATTTAATACTGCTATGTTTAGGGGGGCGTCTCCTGGTTCTTCAGGAGTTAAAGAGACGGCTAAACACGATTGGATTAAAGCATTTGCAAGAAATAACTCTGACCTTATGGATTTAGCATTTGAAGCGGTAATAGAGGAGATTCAAGGTGGTACTGCAGGTGGTCCTACAATGGATTTGGATTTTTTTGAGTTGATACAACAACCAGAGTTATTATCTTCTGGACAGCCTTGGAAGTTCCAAACATTTTTACCTAAAATACAAGATGTTACAAAAGAAAATGAGGTGTGGTTAGGTGATTATCAGGAAAGTTTAGATGATTTGATAAAACAATTAAATAGTAAAAAAGCAGAGTTGTTAAATGAAATGAAACAGGGTATTGAGGATGTTGAAAGTGGAACTCTTGTGGTGGGTAATGAACAAGATAAGTATTATGCAAAATTAAGAAGTTTATATTTAGAAGATTTAGAATCCTATAGAGACACAGGTTTGGCTAAACAAGAAATACTTTTAGAAGAGGCTGAGGAGAAATTAGCCACACTAACACTATGGGCTGAATACTATCATATAGAAGCGACTCAAAGCACGGCTGCAGCAGAAGTTTTTAAAGATAGACAAATGGATAAAGGTAAGGCTTTGGATGATTTTTTAGTTTACTATCAAACAGAGTCTGTTAAACTTGGTTTTGCAGACAAAACTTTAAATGAAACCATTGGTGTTCAGGTTGCAGAACTAATTAGGCATATTGAGGATTTGCAAAACAATATGAGTAAAAGTCAAAAAAACCTTTCTAAATCATCATCTAAAGGGCAAAAATTTAGACTTGAAAAAACTAAAAATCATTACAAAAAACTATTACAGGCTCAAGCAAAGTTTCATTCAGATGAGTTAAGATCAGAGAGAGAACAGGCTAAAGCAAAAATGTTGGTTAATGAACAAGATATGCGACAAGAGGTTAAGTTGAATTACGCTAACATAGCAGAAATTGAAAGAATAAGGGAGAGGTTAAAAAGTGGTAAAGAGGCAGGAGAGTTTATAAATACAAAAAGTATTATAAAAAACTATGATATTTTAAAACAATTCTCAAAAGCAACTATGAAAGAGTTTGAAAAGGTTTACAAAACAGCAGGAGATGGAACTCAAGGTATGACTACAACAGTTATGGCAGAAATTATAACTATTGGTGAAAATGGTGAACAAATAATAACAGAACAGGCTTTTACCTTAACAGAAGTTTTAAATGCTATGATTGCCGAAGAACAGCAAAAAATGGCAAACAATATACAATTCTTACTTCAACAAACTGCAAGTTTTGAAAGAGAAATGGAAAACATAGCATTAGAGGGTAAACATAAGGCTATGGATGAACACGCAAGTTACCTTGAGGCTATTATAGCACAAGAGAAAATGATTGGAGGTAGAAGTGACACTCCTATTGGTGAAGATGATGCTGGTAATAAAGAAAAACTTTTAGGTAAAAATAGGTTTGCTAGAGCAAGAGAAGTCGCTACAATGATTTTTAATATGGAAAAGCAAAAGATTGAGGAGTTGAGGTTGTTAAAAATACAACAATCAATGGAGGATGAGAAAAGGGTTATTGATGATATGAAAAAAAACGGAGCAACAAATGAAGAAATAGTTGCTATGGAACAACAGTTTGCTGATGAAAGGACAAGGATTAATAATGATGCTAAAGCACAACAAATGCAAAATGAAGTTGAGTACGCTGAAGAGATGGAAGATCTTTTTGCTCAACAAATACAACATTATGCAGATATTTATAATCAAATTTTTGATATGTTTAGTCAACTACAAAACAATAAACTTGATTTACAAATGAAAAGAGATGAGCAGTATCACGAAAATAAAACAAAACAATTTGCTGCAGAATTAGAAAGAGAGTTAGAACTTTTAGAGGGCAATCAAGAGGCTCAAGAAAATATGAGAAAAGTTTATGCTATGAGACAAGAAACTCTTGATGAACAACTTGAAAAGAAACAACAAGATATAGCAAGAAAAAGGTTTAAAACTGAAAAGGCAAACAACATTGTTCAGGCTATTATAAATGGGGCTTTGGCTATGACAAAAGTTTCTGCTCAAACAGGTGTTGCTACATTTGTGTTTAGCCCACTTATAGCAGCTTTAACAGCAGCTCAAGTTGCAACAATAGCATCTCAACAGTTTGTTGGAGAAAAGGGTGGTTTAATACCTCAGTTTGGTGGTGGTGGTATGGTTTATGGACCTAGCCACGCACAAGGAGGTGTTAAATTTAATGCAGGAGGAAGAGTTGTTGAATTAGAGGGAGGTGAAGCTGTTATAAATAAAAGATCAACTGATATGTTTAGGCCACAATTAAGTGCTATGAACGCAGCAGGTGGAGGTGTAAAGTTTGCTGATGGTGGTATTACTCCAGGAACTTCAAATATGTTAAATAAAGTTGGAGGAGGTATGAGTAATGAAATTATGGCTCAACAAATAATAACAGGTATTAATAGTAAGCAAGTTATAGTAACAGAATCTGATATATCATCAACACAAAGTAGTGTTGCTGTAAATGAATCTAACTCTAGTTTGTTTTAAATAAAATTATTATATTTGCGTATGAAAACATTATGTAGATTATTTTGGGATTTAATAATAGGAGGGGGAGTTAAAAAAGCATCAGATAAAGTTTTTAATAAAAGAATGGCTATGTGTAGAAAAAATATATGCCACTCATATAAAAAACCTTTAGGTATCAAACCTTTAGAAAAATGCGGAGTGTGTGGTTGTTTTTTAAATGTTAAAGCCAGAATAGATGAGTTCTATATAGAATGTCCAAAAGGATTATGGAAATAAAGCAAGACACTAAAGACGAGATAATTAGGCTTTACAATATAGTTATGAAACAGCCTGAATCAGGTTATGGTGGACATAGAGGAGATGTTGCTAAAAGAGATGCTTATATTCTATTAATACAAACTTGGAACAGAAATGGTTTTCCTAAATTTGATAGAACTAAATCATCTTGTGGTTCTTGTGCTAAAAATTATATGGCAGGTGTTAAAAAAGAAATAGACAAATGGCTAATAGAAAAGAAGTAGTTTTAGAGTTTAGAGATGTTTTGTATGACAAACTAAACACTAGATTTGGAGAGCAGTTTCAATTAAAAGATATTATATTTCATTTTTCCCAAATGGGAATAATACCACCAAAGATTTTAAGAAACTATATGATGATACAAGATTTTGATAAATTTTTAATAGAAAACAAAGGTCATGTTGGTAACACTTTTATTGATTTATCTGTTAAATATAATTTATCAGAAAAACAAGCAAAAAATATAGTATATAAACAAAGAGATAGATTTCACCCCAAAAGCAATATAATAGATTAATAATAAAATTCTATATACCCAACATCACTCCAAACCTTTTGAGCCTCTATAGTATGTATATGTGAATCCTCTTGAAATAAAGAATCCATTACACCTTTTACTAAATTATCTACATCAGGCCTTTGTTGATGCGGTTTTTCCTGCATCTCCTGCTTTTTCTTTTTACTCCAAGACTTAGGTATAGGTACGCCAAATTTCACTTTAATAACATCATCAATTTCTGGTCCATAAAGATTTAAAAATTCTTTTAGTTTATCTTTATACTCCCAATACTTTATAACACAAGGCCTTTTTTTCCACCTATCAGATCTAGTCATTCTTGGTTTTGCCACAGGATTAATCAGAAATGTTTTCTTCATTTTTTAAAATTTGTTTAATTAAATAATACATTACATCAACAGTCATACTATTACCTGCCTGTTTATAAAGTTGTGTGTCACTTAAACCCTCTTCTTTACATTTATAATAAAAGTCATCAGGAAAGCCTTGTAATCTTAAACACTCTAAAGGAGTTAATCTTCTTATTCTTTTTTTATGAACAATTTTAGGTTCTAATCCGCCACCTCCACAAGTATTTAAAGCAGGTGATATTCCCTCTTTACTATATATTCTACCTCTTTGAGGATTATCAAAATTACCTGTATCTACTATATTGCCTATTTGAATAATATCTTTATTACTATCAACCTCTATTGCTTGACAATTACCTGTATCTATACAGTAAGTAGTTCCATCTTTTTTCTTTAAATGTCCTGTTCCTCCTTGCTTTGGATTACCACTTCTAGGATATAAACTATGAACAGTAATTAAATCATCTGCTCCTGTTCCACCAACTTTAAGGCTACTCATAACATCTTTTTCTATATCGTGAAATTTAGCCCCAAAACCATTTCCATTTTCTTTATTCCTTTTAGTATATTCTATTAACTTCTTTACCGTTTCATCTTTTAAATAAAATTTCTCATCAACCTCTCTCTCTTCTAATAAGTCTTTAAGTTTTATTTTTAAAGGCATTTCTTTTGGAAATTTAAAAGAATGTTTATCATCTCTAAATCCAACAATAAAAATTCTTTCTCTATTTTGAGGTATTCCAAAATCTCTTGTATTTAAGATTTTATAATAAATATGATAACCTAAATTAGGAACTTGTTGTTCTGCAAATAAACCACCTCTAACCTCTTTGTTAACTGTTTTTGCTAAAGCATCTATTATAACTTTAAATGTTTGTCCGTTATCGTGATTAGTTAAACCCCTTACATTTTCTAATATAAAGTATTTAGGCCTTTTTGCTTTAAGATATTGCAATAAGTCAAAAAACAAAGTACCTCTACTATCTTCAAAACCATCTCTATTACCTGCAATAGAAAATGCTTGACAAGGAAACCCTGCAACATATAAATCAACATAAGGAGCTTCTTTATGATTTCTTTTTGTAACATCATCATAAAATATCTCTGGTGAATAATTTGCTAAATAACTTTGTTTTGCATATTTATCAAAATCACAAGCAAACATACTTTTATGTTTTACTCCAAGTTTAATTAAAGCCTGTTCAGGGCTACCTATTCCTGAAAAATCTGTTCCTATTTTAATTTCTGAATTGATCATAAAAATACCAAATTATAAAAATTGAACTAATAAAAAAAAATACAAAGTAAGCAATATAACTACTCATCTTTTTTAAGTTTTTCTAATTCAAATTTTAAATGAGCCATAGCCTTTATAATACATTCATTTGGAGTATTATGTTTTCTTTTTGCTCTTAACAAATAAGTTACAGCAGTACCTATATTATAAGATAATTCAAAATCCTCCACAACTTTCCGTGCTTCATATTTATATTTACTACCTATATAATAGTCAGGTATATCTATATCTACTATATCTTTTTTAGGTAAACACTCTGTATCTTGATTGTAATTAACACCATCAACACAATCAAATTCGTATGCGTCTGTTGAACTTGTGTCAAATGTGTTATTCATAATTGCATCTTGTTTTGCCATAATTAAATTATTTTTAATTGATTAATACTTTCTTTTAAATACATTGAGAAGTCTTGCTCCTCTTCTAATTGATTATATCTTCCGTTTTGTATATTATATTTAAAAACAGATTCTCCTATTTCACCTATATGTCTAAATTTAACTTTTTGAACATATATGTGACTATTGCCTGTTTGAAAATCTCTATAAACAGTTATACCATTATCAACTTGATTATAAAAATTAGCAGAACCTGCAATATCATATAAAGTAGGAACTTCATATAACCCATTATCTTTTTTACTCATTTTTCTTGGGTGTGCTACAAGAAATATATGTAAATCATATTTTTGTTTAAATATAGTTAGTTTAGTTAAAAACTCATTTATATATTGTGTTTCACTTTGTCCATTAAAACTTGCGTGTATTTTATTATAAGGATCAATAATTAATCCTTTTATACCATATCTTTTAACTAACCCTGCTGCGGCTTTTAATATCTCATCAATAGTAAAAACATCTCCATCAGGCCTAATCCAATGATAATGATTTGAGATAAATCTTTTGGCATATTCTAATTCACCTCTACTCATTCTATCATATAATGTATCTTTTCTAAAAGACTTTCCAACAAACTTTTCTGCTAATACAGAGAAATGTAATTGTAAAGGGTAATGTTCAGGTGAAAATACACCAAAATTCCATCCGTGTTGAGCAGATAATCTCATACAAATATGTTCTAACCAATTACTTTTACCGTGAGTTGGTACTCCTGTTATAACAGTTAATTGAGATGTTGAAAAAGAAAACAGTTTATCAAAGTCTTGATGCCCTGTTAAATCACCTCTTTTTAAACCCTCATTAAATAAAATATCTATATCTTTATTAAAAAGGTTAACATCAATAACCCCCTCTAGTGGATATGGTTTTGCTTTAGATAATATATCTTTTAAACAATCTGAACCTTTATTACTTAATAAATCATTAGAATCTTTATATCCATCAAACTCTACTCTATAACAAATATCTCTACCTATTCTTCTTGATAACTCTTCACTTAATTTCATTCCTGGCTCATCAACATCTACTGCTATATAAACCTTTTCTAAATCCTCTTGTAAGTCTTTTAAGTATTCTAATTTTAAATTAGATGCCCCATTAGGAACTGAAACACAATTTTTAATTCCTGCTTCATAAAAAGATAATTTATCTAATTCTCCCTCAACTATTACAATTTCTTTTTCCCCAATTATATCATCTAATCCATAAAGTATTCTTTCTGCATCTTTAACCA